TAGGCTTGCCGAGATCGACGGCAAGCTAAAGGGCACTCGGTACGAGCGGAAACCCAGCGAGGCCACCGCTCGCAACATCGCCCAAGCCAAAACAAGCACGCTCCCGGCGAAGTATTCCATGGGCACGCGCAGCGCGAAAGCCGCGCTGATCCGCGCCGCCAAGAACGGGGACGAACAAGCCATCGCCTACCGCCTCAAAGCCCTCCCTAAGGAGATCGCCTACATGGAGCGGATCATGCGGGAGAAGCCCACGCCCGCCGATAAGGCGGCGCTCAAGCGGCTTCGGGAAGAGCAGGCCCGCCTGAAGGCTGGGCGGAAGAAGATTGAGCCGATCTCGAAGGCTTTCCGCTTCGAGTTCCAGAAGGCGGATGTGTCCGGCCGCTATGTCCGGGGCTGGGCCAATGTCTGCGAGATGGACGGCGAGCCGGTGTGCGATGTCCAAGGCGATGTGATCGCCATGGAAGAGATGCGCAAGTCTGCGCACGACTACATCTCCAACGCTCGCGAGGCGAAGGCCATGCACGACGGCGACCGGATCGGGGATGTGGTGGAAAGCGTCATTATTGACGACGACTTTGCCAAGGCCCACGGCATCGGTCACGGGAAGCGCGGCTGGTGGATTGGCATGGAGGTGCATGATCCTGAGGTCCGCAAGCGGGTCGCCTCAGGCGAACTGCGCGCCTTCTCCATCGGGGGATCGGGCAAGCGCACGCCGATGGAGAAGCGGGGCGAGGTCGCCCGCTATGTCGCCAAGCCGCGCCCTGTGGGGCTTCTAGGCCTTGTGCGGGAGCGCCCGAATAAGCCAGCGGCCCGCGCCGTCAGAAACTACAGCGCCCAACCGAAGGGGCCTCTGGGCCTGATCCGGGGCACGATCCAACGCGAGAAGGCGAGGGGCCTTGCGCCCAAGCGCCGCGAACGAGCCCGCCTCGGGCTAAAACTGAAAGCCGGAATCCTCGCGGGCTCGCTTATAGGCATGGGCATGGCCACGCCCAACATCGTCTTTAATCAAGCCATGCAGTACCGGGACTCGGCAATGAGCCAATCGGTGCAACGCATGGCCGATCACGCCCGCCAGTATCGCGAGCAGATCGCCAACCTGCGCAAGCGCCGCCGCCGCGCCTGACACGCGACACAACAACCAGCAACCCCCAACCCCGCCCCTCACCGGGCGGGGTTTCGTTTGGAGCCTATGGGCCAATGACCACCCCCAAGCTCAAGAAACGCCTCAGCGACATGAAGATCACTGAGGTCTCCCTGGTGGACGAACCCGCCAATCAGCACGCGCGAAGCGAGATCGTGAAGCGCGCCCAACCCCTGACAACCCAGGAGCACACCATGCGGAAGTACGCGCAAGACACCGATCTCGACTTTGAAGACGAAATCGAAGACATTGAAGACGGCGCCGAGTTCGACGCCGATCCAGAAGACGGCGACGAAGGGGAGGGCGATGACCTCACCGAAGACGACATCGCCGATCTTGAAGAGGCTTTCGCCATTGTGGAAGCCGCTCTGGAAGAAGATCCCGAAGACGAAGGCGTTACCAAAATCGCCAAAGCGCTTTCTTTGCTTCCGGCCCTGCTTGAAGCCCGCGACGTCCTGACGGACGCCGTAGTGGAAGCCGGGGAAGAGATCGCCAAGCGCGACACGCGACTTTCGGAGTACGAAGACCAGATCCGCAAGATGGGCCGCGAGCCTGTCGCCAAGGCGGCGGAAGAAATCGACGTGGCGACCTTGCCGGAAGCCGTCCGCAAGCAGCTCCAAAAAGGCGAAGTCGCTCTGGAAGCTGTGGCGAAGATGATGGCCGAGCGGGAGGAGTTCGAGCACATCGAAAAGGCCCGCCGCTCTGGCATCGGTCAGCCCGAAACCGTCGGCCCGCTTCTGATGCGGGTGGCGAAGGGCCTCTCCGGTCAAGCGGACGCCGCGGTGCTGGAAGACGTCCTCAAGCAGGCCCAAGCTGCGATTGAAGCCTCGCCGATGCTCAAGACCCTGGGCGAAGCGGGCCATGATGCCAGCGTTGACGCCCAAATCGCCCAAGCCGCGGAAGACATCCTCAAAGCGGCTCGGGCCTCCGGCCAAGACCTCACGAAGGAACAGGCGATCGCCAAAGCCTTCAAGGAAAACCCCCAGGCTTATGCTGAGTATCAGCGCTCCCGCCGGGGCTGATCTCCCAACCCTTCAACCCATCCAACCAATGACCTGAGGCGTTTGCGCGCCTCAGGGTGCAGGAGTTTGCCTCATGGCTGCTTACTCTGACGCGCACCGCCTGACCCTCGTGGCCGGCGCGGACCTGCGCACTCACCAATACAAATTCGTCGCGCTCGGCTCGTCCGGAACCGCCGGCCAAGCGGTTTTGGCCAGCGCCGCGGGCATGCCCACTCTTGGCGTGCTCTACAACAAGCCGAACACTGGGGAAGAAGCCCTCATTATCACCGGCGGCAAGGTCAAGGTGAAAGCCGGGGCCTCTATCTCCGCGGGCGCCCTGGTGACGACCGATGCCTCTGGCCTCGCCGTGACGGCCACGGCGGGCGGTGTGGCGTCCACCGACGTCACCGGCTCCAACATCGTCGGCCAGTATCTCGGGGCTGCTACCGCTTCGAGCGGCGACGTTATCGAAGTCCTCGTTGGGGGCCGCATCGGCGTCCAGCCGTAAGCCCTTCCTCCTTCACATCTAAGCTATGAAAGGGATAGGCGATGCCGTTCCTCCCCTCTGACGTGCATGTCAACACGCCGCTGACCAACTATTCGGTGGCGATCATCCAAGACAAGGCGAAGTTCATCGCCGCCAACGCTTTCAGCATGCTCCCCGTGCAGAAGCAGTCGGACGTGTTCTATAAGATCCCGCCGGGGGCTTTCCACCGCCGGGAGGTCAAGCGTCGGGCTCCTGGGGCTCCGGTTGAACGGGCGAACCTCTCGCTCGAGACCGACACCTATCGCTGCGACGCCTTTGCGCTCGGCACGGAAGTCCCGGACGAAACCCGCGCCAACGCCGATGCGGCGATCAACCCCGACTTCGAGGCGACGGAGTTCTTGACCCATCAGGCGCTTCTCAACCGGGAAAAGGCCTTCGCCACGACCTTCTTCACCACCTCGGTGTGGACGGGCGATCAAACCGGCGTCTCGGGCTCGCCGTCGTCCAATCAGTTCAAGCAGTGGAACGACGAAACTTCGACCCCGATCGAGGATGTGCAGCGCTATTCGACGGTCATCCACCAGCGGACGGGCTTCCGACCGAACACGATGATTGTGGGCCGCCCCGTGTTCGATGCGCTCCTCAACCACCCCGACATCATTGATCGGGTGAAATACGGCCAGATTGCCGGCGGTCCTGCGATGGCGGACCTCAACATCATGGCGCAACTGTTCAAGGTGAACCGCGTTCTGGTGGGCGACGCCATCGAAAACACCGCAGCGGAAGGGGCTTCGGATTCCAACGCCTTCATTTTCGGCAAGGCGGCGATGCTTTGCTATGCGGGCTCGCCTGGCCTGCGGTCGGTGTCGGCCGGGGCTATGTTCTCTTGGCGGGGCATGAACGGGACCGGCTCGACCGGAACCCGCGTCTTGCAACGTCGGGAGGAGGGCATCCGCTCGGACGTGTTCGAGATCGAAGACTATTTCGATTACAAGGTCATTTCCGCTGATCTTGGGGTCTATCTCGGTTCGGCGGTGGCGTAAGCCACCACCGTGTGACGGGCCGCGGGGGTTTTGCGCCCAATTTCCTCCGATCCTCGCGGCCCGTCTTTCCTTGTGAGGTTTCATGCGTCCAGCGCCATTCTCCCCCGCTTTCGCCTTCGTGGCGGCGCGCACCATGAGGATTGACGGGGTGGAGTTTGTCCCCGGAGATCCGATCCCAGACGGGGCGCTATCGGATCGGCGTTTGCGCCAGCTTTATGAGCAGCGCAAGATAAGCCCGACGCTTCCGGCTTTTTTGGACAACGGCGCGTCTGTGGCGCGGGCTTTGACCAAACGGGCCGCGCTGGAAGCGGCTCAGAGCCTCGCTGATGCGCAAGAGGGCGAGGGAGGGGTGGAGGACGCCCCGGCCGAACAAGCCGCACCCAAGGCCCGCCAATCGCGAAAGAAGGCATAACCCATGTCATCGCATTTGCGCTATGCCCGCGCCACGCGGCAATACAATCAGTCCGGCGTTCGGGTGTCTGTTACGGCGACCGGCACGGCGGCGAACGCCCTCCCGACCCTCGGCGACACCCGTGAAGTTCGGCTCATGGCGAGCGTCCGTTGTTTTGTCCGTTTCGGGACAAACAATGCGGGCAGCCTCGACACAGCGGCCAGCGTAGCGGGCACGTCGTTCCCCATCGCGGCCGATAGCCCGGAGGTTGTTCGTGTCCCGGAGGGCATGACCCATTTTGCCGTGATCCGTGACGGATCGGCAGACGGCAACATTACCTTGCACGCGGTCGCGTGATGCTGAAGCGCGCGGGATTCCCCGGCCGCCCAACCTTGGCGAGCACGTTGCCTAGCATCACCACGCCGAAAGAAATCCTTTCCCGCGCCGGTCTAGT